CCGAGACTTTCGTCTCGCGGAAACTCTCTATACTTAGGCAGTATAGGGAAAACCGTTTATTCTTCCTTACGGAAGAATGATAGGTTTCCAATTTCTTGGAAACAACATCATCTGACTAGGTCCTCGTAAGAGGGGTTTCTAGTTCAGGTATGGATGTCTTAGAAATACCAGCCACTAAAGCCAGTGTAAAACTTTTTACGAAGTTATTACATTGTCTTTGGGACTTAGCAGTTTCTAACCTGCCGTCCCCCTTTATTATTAAAGGGGAACAGCGGTGTTGGTCTGTTAACTACTCAACAGAGTGCCACATAATGGGATTTATCATCCCGACCTTATGTATTTCACCTCTTAAGCCTATATTAGGTCATCCTTAGCGTCATTGAAAATGATGCATAAAAAATAAGGAGGAGGGAATCACGATAAGGGAAGATAGTCTGCTAAGGGAAGTCTGTATGAAAATCAGACTCGCTTTCGAAGAGCAATCTTCTTAAGTGTTTCTACCTAAGGAACGGATTACGCCCACCATACGGGTTAAAGTATGCTGGGTGAAAAAGTCCCTTAAAGGTACTCTGCCTTAACGATTAACTCTAAAAAAATAATAATGAAAAATTTAAAAAATAAAAATCTTTCTTACTTTTCTATTGTTAATTCGTTCAGGGATGGTGTAGTTAGCGAACCAATGGTTTCGCTTAACAATTCTTACGAATTGTTAGCACTGGCACGTAATATCGGGTGAAGAGTAATCCTCGCCTGTTATGACGGTCCAGTGAAACTAACTAAGAGACTTAAAATCTTATATTCTTTCTGTTCATATATCCTTATAATGCGAAAGCATCATGGGGAGACATTTACAGTAAAATATCTGAAATCAAGTCAATTAGCTCTTTTCAAGGCTATTGCCGGTAATCCGTTTAAATCTCTTCGTGAGATTGAACCGGAATTACCACTGCCCCGATTAACAACTTCCGGTCTTCCTAGGTTTATACCTTTAGCGGACCGACGAGCCATTTTATCGGGTAGCAGTTCCATGATACGTTTCTGGGGATCTCTTTTTGCTCTTTATAGAGTAATAAGAATTCCTGGAAAACTTAAATTGGAGACAATTACGAATCCTTTCTCAGGTGATGATTTTACTTTAACACGAGGGATCACTTGGCTGTCAGCTTTCGCTGAGAGTCAAGCCTTCCGTTTTGATAAAGAAAGATTGTCACACGAGTGGGGATTCTTACCTTTGGAAACTTCTTCTCCTAGTAATCGAGTGTCCTGAAGGGGCTTTCTCTACGACGTCCGCTGCTTATATAGCATCGGCCTCGGAGAAACCTTAAGATCCATGTTAGATACAATTGGTCAAAGTAGATTAATGATTTATTCTACTTTTATCCAAGAGTCTAAACTGATCCTCGCGAAAGCGTTCGACTGTAAAGCCGAAACTTATCGCTCCTTAGGGCAATTGGCTATTAAGGAAGAAGCAGCAGGGAAATTAAGGGTATTTGCATTAGTGGATTCTTGAACTCAATCGAGTTTAAAACCACTTCATGAAATGCTCTTTAAATTCCTTAAATCGTTACCAAATGATGCAACTTTTAATCAAACCTTATCCGTACAGCGATGTATGGAGAAAGCAAAGATCGCAGGTTGTTCATTTGGGTATGATTTATCTGCTGCGACTGATAGACTCCCGATAAAGCTTCAAGTTGCAATCCTAACTCCCTTAATTGGGGAACTTGGAGCACAATGTTGAAAAACTTTATTAATAGGTAGGACTTACAAGCTAGAGACCCCCCAGTATTCTGAGGAATTGTCTTATGCTGTTGGTCAACCTATGGGGGCTCTATCGAGTTGAGCTATGTTGGCTGTCACTCACCATTTTATAGTTCAAATGGCATACCGATCTTGTCGTACTATTTTAAGTGCTAAAGATTGATATTCCAATTATGAGCTACTTGGTGATGATATTGTTATCTTTGACAAAGATGTTGCGGTTTCTTACCTTAACCTCATGCGAGGTTTCGGTGTCGAAATTAATCAATCGAAGAGTGTTATTTCTAATAACTCTTCGTTTGAATTTGCAAAAGTCTTTGCCAAGGACAGCATTAATTTATCTCCAATTTCTTGGAAGATGTTTATGTCGCAGAATAGTAATATGGGTAGAGTGAATATTGCATTCTCTTTACTCCAATCCCGGAAAATTCGTAGTCCTATAACTTTTATTAAAAATATAGTTAGAAAGACGACTTATTCTTTGGGAGATTACAAATTCTGCTTACTAGCTTTAATATCTATGTTAGTTAAAAAGAACAACCTCTCTTATGAGGAGGTCCTTAAACTACTTATAGTTCCAGTGGAAAATTGAAATAGGAGAGTTAAATCTTCTGTTGACAATTTAAACATTGGTTTCCTAGAGTTAGTAATTAGTTCATTATTAAAGGGTGAAAACCCTCCTCAACGAAGCTCTCAATTGATAGCTGACATTAAGTTTAATGATGAACCATGACATAAGATGGCCTTATTTCACCGTTTAATGAAAATTAAACGAGAATTAGGGTCATCTGATAACATGCGCCAGGTATTAACGGATAAATTAGTTTCAGCTCTATGTCCAGGTGAAATACCAAAACATTTGTGTATTGTTGATTATACCAATCATCAGAACTTAACAGGTTCCGATCTTGAGTATTCAACTTGATACACTATGTTTTATTCTTTCGCTGATTCTCTTTTTAAAGATAGTCAGTGACTGGATGACATAGGGAAGATGGTTCTTGCGAAATCAATCGATGAGCTTATTCAATTAAATGAAAAGGCTGATCGGTTGGTCGAAGTTTCAAAACTGGTCGAAAGATCAGATGAGAAACTCGATGGAAAGGTAAAGAACCGTGAGAGAATGGATTCACCACTGAAAAGTTTAAGTTTCATATTACGTAGTAATAAGAAACGTCCACTTTTCACAATGACCACTTCCTCTGTTAAGCTCTCTAAGTAACACTTAGAATCCTGGATGAAAACAATAGATTAGTTTTCCTGTACCTTATGGTAAGGTCAACCATCTTTTTTGTTTAGGTTTCACAACGGTTTCATGAATCATCATGGTCACCGCGCACTGCTCA